CCATTTTTAGTAGCGGTGATATGATTAATACCAGCTTTCTTTTGATTACCAAATAAAAATACTAAACTTGACGCTAACCATAATGCCTCGCCACCCTTACTCTTTATTTCAGGCTGACCAAAAGGGTTATCCGGCAAATCCACCCAAGGTTGGTTAACAACAACCATCGTATTGTAATACGGATAATCATCTTTTTTTGATTTTGATATTCTTGAATGAATCCCCATACCTATTTTATCAGATAACGCAGACGCGTTGTGCATCTTACCACCTTTACCCTCAAAGGTCATCTTACATGGAATGGAACCAACGCTGTCCCATAAGAATAAAAGGTCATATGGAATATCCCCCGCTTCTTGTGTATCCAACACAGAATTGATAAAGTCAGTAGCTTGTTCTATATAATCAAAACTATCATTAAAGATAAATTGACCATCCCAATTACCATCAGCATCTTGTTCAGCTTGTAAACCTAACTCAACCGCATGTTCCCAACTCCATTTTTTTTCTGTTATGATAAAAACAGGTAAATGACCTTTTTTTTGAGCGTCAGCTGCAGCTAATATCATTGCAGTCGTTTTTGAAGCGTTACTATGCCCCAACATCATATTAATACCCCCCATTACCGGACCTGGTATCCCACAAGCCTCATAAAAAGCTTCACCACAGTTATAATAACTCTCCGCTTTATATTTAGTTTTTGTAGAGAATTTACCCTTAATATCATCCAGTGAGAATGTTTTTTTCTTTATCGCCATTTGTTAGTGTTTTAGTTATAATACATAGACCCCAAGATTAACTCAGAGTCTATGTAGTAATTAATTTTTAGAAAGGCATATCATCAGCCGGTTCATCGTGTAATTGGGGGTCAAGAACTTCTTTTTTAGTTGTTCCACCAAAAGATGCTTCACCTGAAGTACTATCACCGTAAACATAACCACCTTTATCACTGTCCCAACGAGGTGTTTCACCAACAGCAATTGCTTCCAAATACTCCAAAGGTTTTTTAGCGTAAACATCGTTCCAAGTAGTTGGGTCGTTTACCCAAGAATCTGAAACTTCTTTGTCATCACTCAAAGGAGCTGGGTCATCGTGCATAATTGTTTGAATAACTGTATATAGAGCTCCTTTAGGGGTTTTAGCTTTAGTTAATTCTAAAATCAAATCACGACCTGTGTCAGCGTCAGTAATGTCACCTTTGTTTCTCCAAATTGGGATGATTTTATCCAAGATACCATCGTTCTTGTAATTGTCCTTGAATCTCCAAAATTTAGGTCCGTCAGCTTCGTTATCTCTGTCAATAACTTTAACAATGTAAAATTTTCTTGATTGGTAAGTTGACGCTAATTTTTTGTCAGACTCTTTTCCAGTTGAACGCAAATCTTCGTAAACCTCATTCAAAGGTGAACGCTCATTATCGTTTTTACCCGGGTCATAGAATTTTTGGAATTTTCCATCAACCTGAATCTCGTGATACCATACTTCCTTAAATGGTGAAGTTCCATCTGTAGTAGGTAAGATTCTTACTCTTCTTTGTCCTTGTGTTTCTTTGTCGGTTAGAATTGCCGCAAAGTATTTTTTCATTCTGTCTTCTTGTGACATTTTGTTTGTCGTTGAAGAACCACCTTGTTTTGATTTCTCGTACTGTGCTAATACAGCATCTAATGAATTGTTTGTTGTCGCCATAAATTATATAAGTTTTAATTGTTTAGATAAGTATAAGCGAAGAAATCTAGTTAGTCAAATTATATGTAAAAAAAAAACGACCCGAAGGTCGTTATATTTTATCTTACGTTTGTAAATGAGTTAGTTTCATCCCCAAAGTTTCTAAAAGTTTTTTTAATCTCTGTTGGTGAATAGTCTTGAACCTCATCTGTTGTTAAAACATACTCTTTACCAGTTTTCTCAAAATCCTCTTGTTTGTCATTGAAAAAATCAGATAACTTAGTTGTATAAGGACCTGAATCTAAACTTCTTAATTCTAATTTTTCTTCAGCAGTTTTAGGTCTAAGTTTTTCAATTTTAGATTCTAAATTATTCAAAGTGTTAACAATGTTATCCATCTCACCTAATTTACTCTCTAAATCATTCAAATGACTAAACAAATTGTTGAAGAACTCCTCTTGTTTGCTCTCAATATTTTGTTGTGATTTAACCAAGTCAGTAATGTCCATTTCTTCAGTCTTACCTTCTTCAGTTCCGTTACCATCAACTTTTTCTACATCCGGGTCAGTAGCAACATCAACAGTCGCCGTTTCAGGTGCCGCAGGAGCTGCAGGGGTCACATTAGGGTCCATAGGTGGAACACCTTCCATGCCCGGAGCCGGTGGTAAAGCCGTTTCGTCTGGAGCTGGGGGTAATGCAGCGTCTTGTTCAGTAATATAATTATTAATAGAATTATATCTAGCTATTTCTTCTAATATTTTTTCGTCAATTTTTTTCATAACCTATCCGTTTAATAATTGTTTTACACCAGTTAAAGTTTCAACTTGGATTTTTTTATTTGTGTTTAAAGTATTATCTACTCTTTCAATTAAACCATCTTTCATTCTGATAGTATAACAATCTCCTGTGTCTAAATCACATACCTGTTTAGAACCATTACCCAAATCTTTTTCTGAGTGTCTGGTATTTTTACCTAAATAATTATCTAATATTAATTTTGTACTCATAATGTCTGTTTTATATATAAATATGCGTTATTTGAAAAAAGGATAGGCTATATCAATAGCTTTTTGTACTTCCATTTCAATTTCACCTAATTGGTAAACATCCATTGATGAATAAACATTAGGTAGTTTTTGAGTCGCGTCCTCATTTATAATCCAAAATTTAGTGATTTCTGTTGCAGTATTTGAGGTGTTATTACCTATTCTTTTCCCCCATCGTTCTATCAGAAATTCAATATTACTTAAAGGTGTATCAAATGTTGCAAACGGTTTTTGACTGGTCGAACAATAATATTGTTCTCCTTTAAATCTTTTACTAATTTCACCCCAATATTCATTTAATTTAATACCCGCAAAATTATTTTCTTTAGCTTCAAATTGTTGTTCAGTACCCGAAGTTAAATACATTGCAGAAAAAATAACATATTGTAACATTTTATTTGGTGTTTTAGATTTAATCAAATCAGCCATTGTTTTAAAACTTTCTTTAGTACTTAAAGGTGATGTAACAATCGTATAATTACTATACCCAATACCTTGAGCTCCTCCACTATTAGCTGGATAACATCTAGCTGAAGTTGCTGAAGTATTACTACCTTTATCAATAGCATCAGTATAGGTATCAGCCTTTTGTTTTATTATATCACCTTGACTATTTGATTCTATTGAAGTTTCTTTATCTTTTTTACTTTGTTTATTTTTTTCGATAATACTTTTCAATAAATTAGTTTTTAATGATTGAATAAAATCATTAATTTTGGGCAGTGACGCGGCTGGTTGTCTTATACCCGTTATAATGGTTTCAAAACTACCTGGATTTATAGAGTGAGTCACTTTTTGAATTAAATAAGGACCACTAAACATAGGAACATGTCTTAAATTGAAATACATTGTTGGTTGTATCATAGCATTACCCATCATACTGACAGTACAAGTATAACTCCTGTTTTTATATAAATTATATAACGAAACATTTTGACTAGCACCACCACGATTACCATACAAGTTAGCCATTTGATTTATTACTTCTAAAGATTCAGCTGTTGCTAAACCTGGGTTTTGGTCAACCTGAAAAGTATTAAAAATTGACTGATTTTGAGGTCCAATGTCAACATTAAATCCAACAACTTTATTTGATTTGTCCCAATCGTTTTTACCTATTTGATTTTCAACTAATGGGTTGTCATTTTTTCTTAAATCAAACGCATCATTTTTATATCTATAATCAATATTATTACTCATCTCAAGATGTTCACCAGGTTTATTAGCATAAAAACAAACTAATTTAGACGAAGATTCTTTATAATCAACATTCATAAATGTACCAAACATTGTATTAGCAAAATCTAAAGGTCCTTCAGATTTTGGTTTTGGATTTTTTACAGCGTCTTGCACTCCGTAAAAATTAACATAGGATGGTAAATTCATAACCACAAAATTATTCTCAGTTAATATTGAT